AAAATGAATATCAAAGGACAAATAATAGTAGTGAAAGATATAGAACCAATCACTACAAGGGACAAAAGAATAATCTTAAAGCGTACAGCAGTAGTAGAAACAGACGGAGGGAAATACGCCCAGTCGCTGGCTTTCGATGTGATGGGAGAAGATGTCAATAACCAATGGCTGGCAGTTGGCCAGAAAGTAGAAGTAGACTATAACTGCCATGTCACAGAGTTCAATGGTAGGCTGTACAACAATATCAGAGCATGGAGAATCATTGAATGTAAGGATGATGGGAAAGGATAAAAGAGTAATGGTGAGGTTTGATGAATCAACATTCATGTCACTTAATGAGGTAGCGATAAGGATGAGAACAAATCTCTCAGTAGTGATAAGGGCGTTTTGCAAAAAGCAGATAAGTGAAATAACCGACAAAGACGGGAATATAAAACTCAATGAGCAACGAACGGAAAGCAAACAGCAGGGTGCTATCGATGATAGCTAAGCTGTATAACAGACTATCAGACATATCGGCAAAAGACCGGCAAATATATTATGCCGGTCTAAGCTATGAAGATATATTTCAGGATACGATAATAAAAGTAAGTACAGACGAGAAAGCAGCGGAGATAACAGATGAGAATGAATTTGTTGAGTATTTCATGTACAGAATGAAAACAGTGCAATATAGGACAATAAAGGACTCAAAACGATTAAAAATCACAGATTATGCCGACAATTTACAAGCCAAAGACAGCGAAAAAGAAGGAGAATAACCTATATGATGAGGAAAGAAGGAAGGTATATCAGTCAACCAGATGGAGGAAATTGAGAGAACTGAAGATAACACAGCAGCCGCTATGTGAGATGTGTCTGGCCGAGGGAAAGACAACCATTGCAGAGGATGTGCATCACATTCAATCCTTCATGTCAACGGATGACAAGGTGTTGAGGCAGGCTTTAGCCTATGACTACGAGAACCTTATGAGTATATGCAAGATGCATCACCAGATGATACACAACAAATCGAATGTGAAAGGGCGAAAAGGGGGTATGGGGTGAAATTTGGGATGGTTCACTAACTTGAACCTCGCCCAATCCCATTCGACACGCGAGGCGATTTTTGAAAAAAGCCAAAATAGGGATTTTGTTGCGATATGTTAAAACATTGATTTCGTCTGACAAAAATCACGTTTGAAAAAAAGAGAAAACTATGGAAGAAACGAGTCTGGTGCAGTTCAAGCTACCCAAAAACGTAAAACATAAAGAAGCTAAAAAACTCATTTGCAACCTTGTGAGAGATATGAATGAGCGCGGCGAGCTGGCTCCGTTCGATGTGGCCTTATTACACCGGATGGCAACATCTTACGAAATGTATCTTATCTGTGTGGATAAGATTACTACAGATGGGATGACGATGATCAACAAAAAGGGAGAAATGGTAAAAAGGCCGGAGGTGAATATACTGAAAGAAAACTGGTCGCAGTTTCTGGAGCTGGCTAAAGAGTTCGGATTGACAGCTATGAGTAAACGGAAGCTAAAGACGATGAAGAACATTGATGAGGCCATACAATCACCTTTGAAAGAATACCTACGTGAGCACCAGGTATGATAAGACAAAAGAAATACATACAATATGCAGAGGATGTATTAAGCGGAAAGATTGTAACAGGAAATTATATAAAACTGGCCGCTGCACGTTTTTTCAGATTAATGAGTGATGAAAGATATGAGTTCAGGGAAGATAAAGTGGAACAGGTATGTGAATTTATATCCATCATACACCATTACACCGGGAAACATGCAGGAAAACCGTTTATCCTGGAAGCATGGCAGGAATGGATTGTGGCATCCATGTATGGATTTTATCTGAAAGGGACGAATGAGAGACTGGTGCAATCGGCTTACATCGAGATGGCGCGAAAGCAGGGAAAATCCGCTTTTGCGTCTGCGTTGTGTTTGTACCATCTGATTGCAGACGGAGAGATGAACGCGGAAGTCTACATGGCGGCCAACTCAAAAGACCAGGCAAAGGTATCTTTCAACATGGCATCCAACTTTAGCAAGATGCTGGACCCCGGGAAAGAGTTCCTGGATCCATACAGAGATACAATTAAGTACGAAAGAACGCTGAGTTTCCTGAAAGTGCTGGCGGCTGATTCAAGCAAGCTGGATGGACCAAATGCATCAATGTACCTGATTGACGAATATCATGCAGCAAAAAATTCAGGTGTGAAAGATGTATTGCAGTCCTCACAAGGTATGCGAGAGAATCCGATGGCAGTAATCATCACTACTGCAGGATTTGACCGTCTGGGAGTATGTTACCAGTACAGGGAAATGTGTACGGAGGTAGTGTCGGGGCTGAAGGAAGATGATACGCTGTTTATTGCTATTTACTGTCTGGACAAGGAAGATGACTGGAAGGATGAGGCAGTATGGGTAAAGAGTAATCCAAATTTGGGAGTCACAGTACAACCTAAATACATAAAAACACAAGTAAAGAAAGCAATCAATACACCATCCGATGAGGTAGGTATCAAGACAAAAAACCTGAATATCTGGTGTGATGCGGAGAAGATATGGATAAAGGATGATTACATACTGGCCGCGTCTGCCAATGTCAACCTTGAAGATTATAGCGGATTAGATTGCTTCATCGGAGTAGACCTATCCTCTACTTCCGACTTGACAGCTTTTTCAGTGATGATACCCACCACAGAAAAGATGGTCTGGAAAACATTCTACTTCCTTCCGGAAGCGGCATTAACTGAAAAGAGATTCAAAGAGCTGTATGGAGAATGGGCACGACAGGGAGCATTATATATAACTCCGGGAAACGTGGTAGACTACGATTTCATTCTCAACAAAATTATGGAGATAGGTCAGATTCTTAATATTGTAACCATAGGATATGACAGCTGGAATGCGACTCAGTTTGTCATTAACTGTACAGAAAAAGGTCTGCCGATGGAACCATATTCTCAGAGTATAGGAAACTTCAACAAACCGACAAAAGAGCTGGAAAGGCTGCTGCTGTCTGGAGTGGCAGTAATTGACAATAACATAATTAACAGACACTGTTTCCGGAACGTGGTGATGGCCCGTGACAAGAACGGGAACACAAAACCGAGCAAGCAATTTGAAGAAAAAAAGATTGATGGAGTGATTGCCATGATTGAAGCGCTGGGAGTTTATCTGATGTGCCCAAGATATGACAATGTGATTTATTAATTGTCTGACAAAAATTTCGTTTCAAATAAAAACGAAATGAAATTATTTGGTTACGAGATTAGAAAGATTTCCAAGAAGGAAATATCGCAGGTTTCAGCTTATGCCGGGACCGGATTAATGCAGCTGGCATCACGCGAATATCCCATGTTGTTAAGTACGGTGTACAGATGTGTGGACCTCATATCCGATTCAGTGGCTGTATTGCCGCTGGAAGTGTTCAGGCTGGATGAAGCAGGGTTCAAGATGAAAGACACAAAACATCCAATTTATGAGATGCTGGATCTGGAACCGAACGAGAACATGACGCGATACGTATTTATGAAAACACTGATGGCATCCGTATTACTTACAGGTAATGGATACGCCTATATAGAACGAGGTGAAGATGGGGTCACTCCTATCCAGCTGGTATATATTCCATCTAGCCAGGTATCAATACAATGGATAGTAGACAAGGAAGGAATAAGGAGAAAAAGGTATCTGGTAGCAGGATTCACGCAGCTGGTTGAGCCATGCGACATGATACATGTGCTTAATTTCAGTTATGATGGAATTATCGGGGTATCTACGTTGACACATGCAAGACAGACTTTAGGTATAGCTACAAGCTCAGAGGAGCATGCAGCAGGGTTCTTCAAATCGGGTGCTGCAGTCAGTGGTGTACTGACAATTGAAGGTGCCAGACTGACAAAGGAGCAAAAGGAACAAAATTATCAAGCCTGGGAGGAACATGTAAACCCAAAGACAGGACGTCCTGGAGGTATTGTGATTCTGGAAGGAAACATGAAATACCAGCCCATTTCAATTTCTCCAAAGGACTCTCAGCTGCTGGAAAGCCGCCAATTCAATGTAGTGGATATATGCCGTTTCTTTTCAGTATCTCCTGTTAAGGCATTTGACCTGAGCAAATCCTCCTACTCTACCATCGAAGCCACACAGCTTGAATATCTGACAGATACAGCCTTGCCGGTCATCACCAAGATAGAGCAAGAAATAAACCGGAAAGTATTCAGCAGAACAGAAAGAAGCATGTACAAGGCAGAATTCAACACATCGGCCATCTTGCGTGCAGACAAAGCAGCCCAGGGGGCTTTCTGGAAAGATATGGCAAATGTAGGAGCTGCCACGCCAAATGAAATCCGGAGAGAAATCGGTATGAGCCGGATTGAAAATGGAGACGAGGCTTTCGTACAGGTAAACGTGATGACGCTGAAAAATGCTGTAAAAGAAAAAATGATAGAAGGAAATCAAGAATAATCGGATTTTGTCAGACAAATGTTCCGTTAGAAATAAAACGATTTATGAGTGAACAAAAAGAAATGCTGGAACAGAGAAATACCACATTCCCTGTATCAGTGACAGAGGAAAATGAAAAGCGGACAGTAGAAGGATATGCTATGCTGTTTGGCGTAAAATCAGACGGACTGGATTTTGAAGAAGTGATTGAACGAGGTGCGCTGGATGGAGTGATTGAGAAAAGTGATGTATTTGCCTTACTCAACCACAACCGTGACAGAGGAATACTGGCACGCTCAGTCAACGGGAAAGGCTCACTGACATTGACAGTCGATTCAAAAGGATTGAAATACAGATTTGAAGCACCACGCACGATGCTGGGAGATGAACTGCTGGAAAACCTGAGAAGAAACGAAATCAATCAATCTTCATTTGCCTTTACTGTAGCAGACGGTGGAGAGAAATGGGAAAGGATGAAAAACGGTAAATGGAAACGTACTATCAGCCAGTTTGCCAGGATATACGATGTTTCCCCTGTATACAATGCGGCATACAGCAAAACAACGGTCAGCATGAGAGGCAAAGAGCAGGCCGAAAAGGAACTGGAAGAACGGAAGGAAGTAAGCGAAGAATATTACAACAACATTATTAACAGTCTTAATTAGTAGGAATTATGGCGAAAGAAAAAACAAGAGTTGAACTGGCAGAAGAAAGAGGCCAGTTGTACAAAAAAGGCGTTGACCTGGTAAACAAGGCAAAACAGGAAAAACGCGAGTTGTCTAAAGAAGAAAAGGACCAGATTACAGAGATACAGCTTCGTATGACAGAAATCAATCTGGAACTGGCACAGCGTGATGCAATGAAGTTTGCAGACGAACATACTACTGGAGAAAAGTTCAGTCTGAGAAAAGCCCTGCTGGAGTTGGCAGATGGAGGCCATTATAGTGAGAACACACAAAAAATGAATGAACGCGGTGCCGCATCATTGCAGAAATCGGGTATCATTCCGAAGAGTGGAGCATCATTGCTTATACCGGTTGAGTCACGTGCAGAAATTACTGCCGGCACTGCAGGTACAAACGTGATTGAAACGAACTTCATGAATATCGTGGAACCGTTGAGAGACAGATTGGTATTGGCCCAGGCTGGAGCAACCATGCTTACAGGGTTGGTATCTAATATCGACGTACCATCATATTCAGGAAGTACATCAAACTGGGCTGAGGAAAATGCAGCTGCAGAAGATGGTGCAGGTACATTCAGCAAAAAATCAATGAAACCAAAGAGACTGACATCCATCCTGAGAGTTTCAAGGCAAATGCTGGTGCAGGATTCTTTGGGCGTTGAGGCCATGCTGAGAGCCGACCTTATCAACTCAATCGCTTCAAAACTGGAAGCAACAATTCTGGGAGGTGCAGAAACATCAGCTGAAAAGCCTGACGGATTGTTTACCGGATATGTAACAGCATCAGAAGCTTTGTCATGGAAAGGTGTCGTAAACCTTGAAACGACAGTCGATTTGGCAAATGCTTTGATGGGCAACACAAAATACATTGTACATACTTCACTGGTGGGCCTGGCAAAAACGACTTTGAAGAAGGATGGAGTAAGCGGCTACATTATGTCAGAAAACGGACAGATGAACGGATACGATACATTACGTACAAATGCAGTCTACAAAAAGTCAGGAACAGAATGGGGTGCTTTGTTCGGTAACTGGGCCGATTTACTTATCGGACAGTGGGGAGCTTTGGATTTGACTGTGGACCCGTACACAGAAGCTGACAAGGCATTTGTCCGCATTATTGTGAACAGCTACTGGGATTCCTGCCTGAGACGAGATAAATCAATTGCAAAAGCATTGTTTAAGGATCCAGCTGGAGCATAAGGAGGGTAATGTATGTATATCACTTTAGATGAAGCAAAAAAGCATCTCAATGTAGAATCAGACTTCACGGAAGATGATACTTACATTACATCGTTGATAGAGGTGGCTGAGGCTAAGGTGGCTGCAGAGTTATGTTTGAAAAGTACGGATGACCTAAACGCTGTAGGAGGTGGTGAGGTCATCCCTCCTCCACTGAGACAGGCAATCCTGTTGACTATTGGTCTGTATTACAACAACCGGGAGGAGGTTACAGTTTCACAGACTCATCCGTTAGCTCAGGGAGCATTGCACCTCATACAGCTGTATAGGGATTATTCACTATAAAAATATCAAATGAAGGCAGGTCAGTTAAGAGATAGAATCACGATTCTACAGAGAGAAACCACCCAAAAGCCACATGGCGGAGAAGAATACTCATGGAAAGATTTCATGACCGTGAGAGCCACTGTAAGATTTGCATCCGGTAAGTTAGAGGAAACAAACATGGAGTATGCTCACAATCAGGTGAACAAAGTGACAATCTATTACAGGTCTGCCATCAAACGTGAAATGAGAGTGAGATACAACAATGAAGTGTACCAGATTAACTCCATCAATCCTGATCAAGCAAATAATATGATGACATTAACAATAGAACTGGTCAATGAGTAGTATTGAAAAAGATTACATCGAAGTTAAGATTGATGTAGCCAGAGTAAACAGAATGTTCAAAGAACTCAATCTAAGTACGGACGAATCCAGGAAAGCACTAAGAAGAGGACTGGCTCAATCTGCAAGGGTGATACAGAGACAAGCCAAAGCAAATCTGAATACAGTGAAGAATAGAGCGTCAGGGACCACGCTGGCCTCTACTAATTTAAAAAAGTGGGTGCGATACGTGGTTTACAAAAGGACCCTGGGATTCAGGGTACATATCCAGGAAAGCAGAGGTTCATCAAAGAAAGAAAATCCGTCTTTCCTGTTGAAATTCTTTGAAGAAGGTACTGATGACCGTTTCAATGAAAAGATTAAGAAAGAAAGGATGTTTACAAGACGGTTGAGAAAGGAAAGATATACAGGAAAGATTACTGCATCTCATTTTTTCTCGACTGCATCACGTGAGAAGATTGGTGAAGCGCAATCTACACTTCAGAAGAATATAGAAAAACATATCCAAAAAATAGCAAGCAAACGATGAACACCACAGATATTTTCAAGTACATAAAAGAAAGGCTGGAGTCGGACAGTGCAATTCAGGAAATTGTAGAAAGCAAAATATACCCTATCGCAATCATGCGTAACGTAAAGCTACCCTACATCATTCAGAATGCGAAGCTAAATTCAATCAGTGACACAAAAGATGGAGAGTACGAAAGAGAAATCACCTCTACCATAGCAGTGTTCGGAGAGAATCAGGATGTACCGATGAAGGTTATTTCTGAAATGGAAAGGTTGTTTTCTGGAGATGTAGAAGAAGTGGACTACCTGGATGTGTCGGAAATAAAAGTAAACACCTGGGATTTTGATGAGGATGATGGAGTGTTTGGCGGAATTATGGAATTAACAATCAAAATTGAAGTATAACTATGGCAAAAGCTAAAAAATTAAAAGGTAAAGACCTGATGGTATTTGTCAACGACAAAGCCATCGCGCTAGCAACAAATCACACATTAAAGTTGACGGCAGAAACCGGAGACAGCAGTACAAAAGACTCCGGAGATTGGGGCGATGAAGAAATTACCAAGCTGACATGGGAAGCGACCTCAGAAAATCTGTGTAGTGCAGATGAGTCTGTTAACTCCTACGAGCAGTTGCTTGATTTGATGCTGACACGTGAACCGGTTAAGGTGAAAGTAGGTATCCCTACCAACATCACTAATGATGAGGTTCCGGAGGAAGGATGGACGGTTCCACAGAAGTATTATGGAGGTTCGGCGCTGATTACAGATATTCAGCTGAACGCACAGAATGGTGACAATGCAACAATGACAATCACCCTGACAGGAAAGGGACAATTAAAGAAAACGACTGGAGCATAGGAGGATGATTCATGAAGAAGGTCAATATACGAGGTAAAGAACACGTAATAAAATATTCGTTGAGGTGCCTGTTTAAGTTTGAACAGCTTTTCGGACACTCTTATCAGGGAAAGACATCAGAGGAGTATTATCAGTTGCTGCACGCAGCCCTGTTTGCATACAATCCGGAATACGCTATGACTTTCGATGAACTGATTGATGAGTGCGACAATGATCCGGGAATCTTTGTTGCTTTTCAGGAAGAAATGACAGATGCATCACGCAGACTGACACAATACTTTGAGGATAAAAAAAAAGCGGAAGAAACAACGGAGAGGCTATAAGTGTATCTGCTTTGTATGAAGAAATTGTAGGCAGGGGCGGCGTGTCTCCTGCCTATTTTTTTGAGGAGATGGACTTCCAGGAATGTATCGTATTCATGAAAGGAATGAGAAGGAAAGAACGGGCTGAACTTGAAAATACGAGATTGATCATGTGGGCTGTGTTGCAAAGTCAGTCAAGGAGGACACTTGAACTGGAAGATGTGATGAAACTGGAAGATGAAGAAGATGATGAGACTGGAGTAGACCAGCAGGAACTGGAAGAATTAAGAAAACGAGCTAAACAAATGGAGAAGAAACTATGAGTAACATATTCACGAGATTATTGCTTAATACAGACGGGTTCAATAAGAATCTGTATCAGGCACAGAAGAACCTGAGAGGATTTGCAGCGACATCTAAAGGGGTTTTCAGTGGACTGACCACATTCACAAGCTACGCGGCCGCGTTTGTCGGGATAAGCACTTCTATTCATTCAGCTGTAACGGCCAACATGGAATTTGAAAAGTCACTTTCATCTTTGCGGTCATTGACTGGTGTATCGGCTCAGGAGTTGAATTATTTCCGGACCGAAGCAATACGCATGGGAATGGATTCTACTCAGTCAGCCTCACAGATGGTAGACGCATTCAAGTTGATAGGTAGCCAAATGCCGGAACTATTGAAAAACAAAACCGCGTTGACTCAGACAGCTGAGGCTGCAGTGGTGTTGGCTGAGGCTGCAGAGCTGGATGTACCTACAGCAACAAAGGCTTTAACAGGGGCATTGAATCAGATGGGAGCCAGCTCGTCAGAAGCATCTAACTACATCAACATTCTGGCCGCAGCATCACAGCAAGGTAGTGCAGACATTCCCTATTTGAATAAAGCCATCGAAAATGCCGGAGGTGCAGCCAGCAGTACAGGCGTAAAGTTCAATGAACTGGTAGCTATCATTGAAGCCATTGCGCCAAAGATTACAGATGCAGCATCGGCTGGTACAAACCTGAGAAACATATTCCTGACGCTGGAAAGCTCGACTGACAAGAATTTAAGGCCATCCGTTGTGGGGCTGAGTACAGCAATAGACAATCTGTCAAAAAAGAATCTGGATGCTGTACAGCTTACAAAGATGTTTGGTAAGGAGTCTGTAACGGCTGCAATAGCCATTCTGCAAGAGAAAGATTCTTTCGATAAGCTAAGCCAAAGTATCAAGGATACAAATACAGCTTATGATCAGGCCGCGATTAATAATGATAATCTGGCCGGGAGTATTGGAAAACTGCAAAGCTCCTGGACTTCATTTATTAATACACTTGCTGGAAGCAATGGTATGCTGAAGGGAATTGTAGATGATTTGCGAGATGCTGTCAATTGGGCCAATAGAGCCATGATGACTAAAGAAGAACGATATAATTATGATACGCAAGGGGAAAGAAATGTAGAACGTGAAGAATCAAACAGGAGAATTAAAAAGTACATAGACAATGGAATGAGCAGGGAGGATACCTTAAACAAAGAAATCCAGAATGCAAATTATATGTACCCTGATGCAAAAAATCTAAAGACAAGGGAGAAAGATGTAGAGAATAAAAAGAAAGAATGGGAACAGGCTAAATTAGTCAATATAAATGGTGCCGCTTTTGAAGAAGAAAAAGCCTATAAAGAAGCTGTGAAGATGTATGAAGCGGCAAAAAGAGAATATACAATGCGCCAGGTTATTTATGAGAATGTAGAGGCGCAAAGAAAAAGCTTAGAACAAGCAAACATAGAACAAGAAAAACAGAAGAAGGAAGCCGAAGCGGCCGCAAAAGCAGCAAAGGAAAAAGCTGCAGCAGAAGAAGCTGCACAGAAAGCAAAGGAAAAAACAAAATCTGATTGGATAGCTGAAAGTGATGTGAATGGATGGTTAAAGCAGCAAATGTCAGATAGAGGGAAATTTGACGCAATACCAGGAACTGTCCCAATTGTAAAAATACCGGTATCAATAGATGAAGAACAGATAGAAGAACAATTACCACAGTCTCCATTAGAGATAAAACTAAAGGCAAAACTAATAGAATTAGATTTCACAAGCTCTAAGATAAGTGAGCTTACATCATTGATGTCTGTTGCTAATCCAATGGAACAACAGCAACTGCAAGAACAGATTAATATCTATAAAAAATACGCAGAAAGTATAACTGGTAATAAGGGTATAAAAGACCAAATCAATGAGATGAATGATTACCAGAACGCGATAAGCAGTGTTGAATCAGCACTGTCAAATCTGTCAGGAACATTCGATAGTGACTCACAGAGTGTGTTCAGCTATTTTGCGAATATCATACAAGGAGCTGCACAGGCGGTAACGGCCATAATGGCATTAATACCGGCGAAGAAAGCGGAAGCCAATGCAAATGCTGAGGCTGCAGTGACAGGTGCGGCAAGTTCAGTAGCATCTATACCATTTGTCGGGGCGGCAATGGCCGTAGCAGCCGTAGCAGCTTTGATTGCATCAATGGCCGCCATACCCAAATTTGCAAAAGGAGGTATCATTGGAGGATCATCGTTTTATGGCGACCGTCTGCTGGCACGTGTAAATTCAGGAGAAATGATTCTGAACAAAGAGCAGCAGAAGTCACTCTATCAGATGACATCTGGAGAAAATGACATTAACATCACATCCTTCAAGGTAAGAGGTGATGAACTGTTTTTGGTATTGAAAAATTATATGAAAAAGACCGGGAAAAAATTATGAGTTACGGACTGATCTATACGATACCATTTGAAAGTTCAAAGGGTATTGCTTATGTAATTGAGATTGAAAAAGAAGATTATGCAGGAGAATCTACGGAACTGGAACCGGATGAATCACCTATAATAGTGACACCGAATGATGATGATTTCCTGTACACGCCAATACGGTCATCATCGGCAACAATCAATGTGATAGGTTCAGACTATCTGCAGCAGCTGTATTCAACGGAATACAGGCAATACAGAGTAACATTACTACAGGGAGACAAGGTGTGCTGGTGCGGTTTTGTGAAACCGGAATTGTACACGCAGGAATATGCCGATGAAGTATTCACGCTGTCAATAGAATGTGTGGGATGTTTTGATGTGCTGGAGAATATAGATTTTTCAGTGGAAGAAAAGACATCCAGAACAGTATGGGACTTGTTGGTCAAGATGGTGGAAGAAACAAGAACAAGGTACAATGAGATACTGATACCTCATGTGTATGCGTTGACTGCATCGGACTATAACGCATGGAACAGCCCGATGAAAAGTTTGTCAGTTGCCGACCAGAACTGGTACGATGAAGATGATGAGTCTATGACCTGTAAGGAGGTACTGGAAGAGATAATGAAATTGTTTGGGTGGACGGCTACAGATTGGGGAGGATGTATGGCCATCGTGGATTATGACAATATGGACGGACAGTATTATAGTCATACCATATCGGATAGTACAATAAATGAAAGCTATCAGCAGAAATCAGTCGCCAGTCATGTAATACAGAATATAGGATATGATGGAGATGACCACACGCTGGATGTAATGGGAGGATACAACAAAGTAAAGATTGTTTGTTCAAATTACAACATATCAGAACTGGTACCGGAAATGGATTTCAATAATGACACTGAGATTTTTGAGATATCAGATGATGTAATCATTGAAATTAATGGATTGCAAAAATATACCACACACAAGATGTTCCTGACATCAGACAAGTGGGAAATAATTCATTATGATGAAGATGGTAATCTTATAGAAGGGGATATTAGCGCATATAAAGGAAGAACGAATGAATTGACTGGTGCATTCCTGGCAAAGGTTTGTGGATATAGTAGTACAAGGCCGGCAGACGGGCAACCGTTTGTGGATGAAATCTCTGAATATTCGTATGACGAATGTATCCAGCTAAGAAAGACAAATGGCGAGTCATATACATCTGTCTTCACAGGTAATGAGCCTGTCCTGAAGATAAAATCATCTTATGCGCAATACCAGGATGGAATATTCTGCATAGGCGGTGAATTAAGACCTATATTCCGGAAGGATATGGCTTATGATCCAAACGGATATGACGGGCCATCAAGAGAGACACAGTACATTCCATGCAGTGTAAGAATCGGAGACAAATACTATAATCCTACGGAAGGATGGACAAATGAGATATGTATCTTCAATGTGTACACTGAATTGCCTGATTCGTACAATAATTTCACAAGCATTGCAAATCGAAAAACTCTGTCTATGCCATATCCTGGAGCAAATGGGTATGTAGTTACAATACCAGATGGAGGAATAAGTGGAGATTTGGAATTTACAATATATGGGAATAAGGGAGATGTATTGATTCAGCAACCGTATGGATGGTATCTGAAAGACCTTTCATTCAATTTCTATAAGCAAAATTTGAATGAAAAAGATGATTCAGAAGATGACAGGACCTACGAAAATGAAGTGAACAAATCTTACATCAATGAAGCTGATGATATTGAATTGAAATTGTCAACGTACAATGAAGATGGGGCTTGCTATTCAAAATTGATAAAAAGCTCAGGTGGATACCTGACAGATGATTTGTATTGCAGTCATGTGGCTGGTAATGTAAGGCTGGAAGAAATGCTGATAAAGAGAATAGTCAATCAGTACAAATCATCAAGATTCAGGCTGACTCAGGAGGTATGCATTACAGATATAATACCATTCGACACGATAACAGATGAGAGCCAGGACGGGAAAAGATTTGTATATACAGGAGGTGAGATAGACTACCAGCAGGATACAATGTCAATAATCATGTTAGAGAAAGAATGAAAAGAATTGTCAGACAAATTCTACGTTAACAATAAAAGTAATATGATAGATGTAAACATCAACATAATCACACGTACTATCCCGGCCACTCCGAGGTCAAAGAATTATCCGCAGGGATATAGCGTGACAAAAAATAAGAGGTCTGTTACTACAGAGGAAAAGATGAACAAGCAAGCACAGAGCCGTGCGATATCAACGGAACAGATAGATATAGTACAGCTTGTGAGAGAGAATAGAGAAAATGTGATAGCAGCTCTGATGGATGAAAATGGAATTCTTTCAGTAAAAGGTTCTATTCGTGCAACGGGAGATATTGTTCCAAACCAAACATTTGAATGATATGGGAGTGATAAAAGGTCGAGATTTAGCCATCTGGTTGGAAGAGTCAGAAACGAATTTAAAGCGTCTGGCAAAAGACAGGTCATGTTCCATATCGGTTGAGGCTGAAACCAAAACAGTAACAGGAAAAACAAATGGAAAGTGGGTAAAGAAAAGAGCCATTCGGCTTTCATGGAGTATGACATCATCGAATCTTTATACACATGATGGATTTGATTACCTATTTGAGAAAATGGTAAATATGGAGCCTGTGATTGTAACGTTCTCCCCTATCCGCTCAACTGCGTACGATAAACAGACATGGGATGATACGAAGAGATACAGAGGAGAAGCGTATATCACTAAGTTATCCGGTTCAGCAGATTTGGGAGACATAGGTCAAGTATCAATATCGCTTGAAGGTTCAGGAAAATTATCACGGGTAGACTTTACTGATGAATCCGGAAGAATATTTGACAGAACATTTGATGACAAATTTGAATAACAACAAAAAAGAAACAATATGGCAAAAGAATTAAGTGTCTTACAGCAACAGGCTGAGGCCATCACAACAGAAGTCAATAAAGGCGCCAATACATCCAGCAGGATCGGTGGAATGTTTAGCGATATGCTGGATTATAATGAGGAGAAACGCAAGGAGCTGGAAGAAAAGATAGGTTCTCAGACAGTAGAAGTAGATACGGAACTGAATGAAGAATCACAAAAGCCAATCGCGAATGCACCTGTGACAAAAAAGATTAATGAGCTATCAAACAGTGTAGGATTGTACAACGTAGACGACAACGTACCACTTGGAAGCGGATTCTACACATCTGCAACGGCTCGCGCGGCTGTTCCTGCGGATGTTAGAAAAATCGGACTTATTATTACATATAAGACAGATGAGAAAACAAGCGTAACACAACAGTTTACAGGCTCAGATATTTCATCATGGTCAAACGAAGCTAATTGGTCTGAAATTGGAGGGGATAAAACAACAAATATTTCTGATGACTTGAATAAAATACAGCTTGCTGAAATATTAAATAAAACAGTAAGAAATGGATATAGAGTTGGCAAAAATGGTACAGAGACAAGAGACGCATCTTATAATCATGTTTCATTTGAAGCCTCCACCAATGATATTATTATATTTCGTGGAAGTAAAACCGCTAATGTTTACACTGACTTTTTCTTAGTAGAGAAATCTGATGGCTCCTATGAATCTTTAACTGTAACAAGTCAGTATAATAATCCAATATCTGTAATAGAGGTAAGTCTGTCCAGCTATAGTGACATAAAAAAAATACATTACAATGATTATTCTTCCAACCCTATTGAGGTTTACAAAGTATCAGATGGATTAGCATATTATTCTTTATCACAGAAATTGAGGAATACTTTTTCTGATAAGATTAATTATTATCAGTCAATAGTTAATGTACTTAACCCGGATGATTCCGAGGCAAGAAAAGACGGTTATTACAATTATAACAATCAATTTTCTCCAGACGCAAGCTATCAAGCAATAACTATTCCTGCGTCATTTGGAAATACTTATTTTAATGTAAAAGAAAATGGAGGTATTGTTTCGATTAATAGTTCAATTTATCCTATTTTATATTTAAATGAAAATAAAGAAGTCATACAGGTTGTTAAAAAAGGTTCTGTAGAAGGCATTTTTGTATATGACATTAGGTGCAAATTTTTAAGGTATTCCATAGCCGGAATGCAAAGTACCACTAAATTAGGAGTAATACGTAATTCTAAAAAGTATGTAGAATACGGAGAAGCATCTGACCCTAATGTGTTGAGAGACTTTGGAGAAAAATCTGCAAATATATTTGATTGGAATACTATGCTTGAAGGAAAATCAATCAGAATGAGTGGTTACGTGCAAGCATTGTTAAAAGGTATGGTTAAAATACCTGTGCAGAGAGGAAAAACATACGCAATAGGAATATATCCGGACTTTAATATGTTTCTAAATGGAGAATCTAATTTTCAAGAAGATGCGATAGGAATATTAACAACAGATAACAAAACATTAGGCACAATAGTAAGATTTAGAGATTTAAGGTTTAATGCAGCATGCACTAATTTTATATATGAAGTTGAAACATCATATTTATTAAATGGTCATACATACGAAGGAGACATATTCCTTTGCTTTAATACTAATGCAGAAGGTACGACCGCAGATATAAAGGTAACAGGAATTGTTGTACAAGAAGGAGAAAATGTAACAACATCTTATGCAAAAAACTTTTTTAAGTCTAATGAATTAAAAAGTATATATTCTGTGTCTCATCTGCACTTAGGAGACAGCAACAGTTTCGGATTTGGAGTTCCCGATAACACTAAATGTGTAAATAGATATTTAGGTTCGGCATTTATGGATATGCAATATGGAGTTGTTAATAAAGGGGTATCAGCATCTCCTATTGGTACAGCTTACAATCAAGTCTTAGCACTTGGGGAACGATTGAAATACTTCAAGATAATATCTGTTATGCATGGAACTAATTGTTACATGGCAGAGAATGCGAAAGAAAGTGCAACAATACCGAAGGAATCCTATGCTGATATTCCCTACCAAACTGAAGAAGGAACTCAGATTTCTACAATAGAAGACCATTGTGCTCGTTTTGGTTCTGATACATATTCTACGTATTGTAAATTTATAGAATATTGTTCATACGTTAATCAAACAGCATTACTCACATTTATTTCAATCCCTGCTTTTGCTAAAGATGCAGGATTGGAAAAGACAAGAAAAACGACAAATGCTGTTATCAAAGAAATCTGTGAAACGTATGCAATTCCTTTCATTGATGCAGCCAATAATGCAGGTATTTCAAGTCGGAATATGAATAGATATAGCACTGATGGTACACATTTAAGTACAGAAGAAGCAAATTACAAATGGTGGGGTTATGTGTCAAAGCAACTAAGGATGCTATCAATGGATGTGTTTGGAAAAGATATTATAAATTCCATAAAAGAAAATTATTAGTAGAATAACCCGGTAAGTTTTTTATCATGAGAATGTTTCTAAAAGCACTGTATATATCCTACCCGTATATACTTTGCATATTGTTGTGGGTAGTAATTTTAATCTTGTTTTTATGAAAATATTAGACAACTTAATCAACAAAGTGGGGAACGACAAGGTTCTCCACTTCCTTGGCGGTGGATTTATCTGTTCGCTTGTTTCATTTGTAGCAATTTTGCAGGAACATGGAATGACACCTTGGCAGCAAGTATCAGCCGTGTTAATCGGGACAATCGCTGTATTTATTCTTTCTTTGATGAAAGAGGTATTAGCGGATGATAAGACAGACTGGTATGATATCCTTGCATCCGTTTTAGGATGTATCCCGGTATTTGCTTCTGTAGGACTTGGAACGTGGTTTAATGTACTTTCCTTGTAGGTAGAATAATTCAGTAGTTGGCCCCCAACTTGGGCAGTTTATATCAATTAAAGGGAGGTTTTATCCTACCTTTAATTTTGTCAGACAAATATTTCGTTAGAGATATATAACTTAAAAAGAGAAAAGCTATGAAACAAAAATTAATCATGATGGCTATTGTAGTAGTCATAATTGTCGGATTGCTGGCATACTACCAGTACGTGCCATTTTGGGCAAGTATCGTGTCTACAGGAGCGTTTTTGTTTGGTGTGATTCTGGGCTGGCTGGCAAAGGGATGGTCAGATAAACATGTGAGCTGATGGAGAAGCTGGTTACCATCATAGCCCCGCAGCTACTGGTTGCCGGGGCTTACTCATTCATTGGCGAAATTAAGAATGTGGTGTTCGAACTTCGCTGGATGCTGGCCTTCATAGTTGTGATGATCGTGGCCGACTTCGTCCTTGGCATTATTGATTCAGTTGTGAAGCGTGGTGAGGATTTCCGGTTCAGCAGGGCCGGCCGCCGGACGGTGTGCAAGTTCATAGAGTATAATTCGTACCTGGTTGTAGGGTTCATGCTGGGCATCGCCATCCTTCAGCCGATTGGGATATGCAGCTATACAATTTCGGCAATGTGCGGACTTGGACTGGCATTCCTATTCGAGTTCGACAGCATCGCCGACCATATCTGTTCAATACACGGAATCAAGAACAAGGTCTCCATCAAGCGACTGCTGGTTGGTTACATAAAGAAGAAGTATGCGGCAGCAGGAGAAATCATTGAAGAAGTAACTAAAGAAGAGAAAAAATGAATAAGATAGATGCTATTATAGTCCATTGCTCGGCAACACGTGTCGGGCTGGACATCGGTAAAAAGGAAATTAATCAGATGCACGTATCCCGTGGCTTTCAGTGTATCGGGTACAACTATGTGGTAAGGCTGGATGGTACGGTAGAGGTTGGCCGTTCGCTCACCATTAACGGGGCACACTGTAACAGCAAGGGTTTTTCCGGCGTAAGCTACAACAAACACAGCATTGGTATATGTTACATCGGTGGGTTGGATGAACATGGGAAACCTGACGATACCAGAACGCCGGAACAGAAGAAAGCGATGCGCGAACTTATTGCTAAGCTGATTAAGCAGTATCCAGATATAAAGGAAGTATTGGGCCATCGTGACACATCGCCTGACCTGGACGGTGATGGTATCGTTGAACCTGAAGAATGGACAAAGATGTGTCCTTGCTTTGATGCTGTGAGTGAATATAAGGATTTGCTGTAGCATGATGATAAAATTGTGAAACTTGAGAGCGTTCTTTGATTTATTGGAACACCGTTTGAAAATGTTATGCAACATGAATCGCTTAAAATAATAATATAATTATTGTTTTTTGAAATAAAAGTATTACTTTTGCAATAGAATTATGCTCACGGCCACGCACATCCGAAAGCTCTGCTAATGCTGCTTGTTGAATAATGGATGTGCCTACCCATGAGCTTTTGTTTTTTATAATAATCTATTATATGACAAGGAGAGAAAGTAATTTTCCACCTGTAAAGGTTGCAATTCTGATTGATGGTGGCTTTTTCATAAAAAGATTTAATGTATTATATAATAAAGATAAGAAAAAGACGGGTGAAGAGGTTGCCGAAATGCTTTACACTATGGCAATGAAACATGTTGGTAGTAAAAATACACTTTATCGTATATTTTATTATGACTGTTATCCCTTAGATAAAAAAGCACATAATCCTGTAACTAAGAAAGCGATTGATTTCAGTAAGACTGATGAATATCATTTTAAGATAGAATTAATTAATGCTCTAAAGAAAAAACGTAAAGTGGCATTGAGGATGGGAACATTAAAGGATAATCACAACTGGATGATACGTTCAAACACTGTTAAAGATTTATTGTCAGGGAAAAAGCAACTTGCTGATTTATGCGAAGGGGATGTATATCTGGATGTAAAGCAAAAGGGCATAGATATGAAAATAGGTACAGACATAGCATCTTTAGCATTGAAAGGATTTGTTGATACTATTGTATTGTTTTCAGGTGATTCTGATTTTGTACCTGCATCCAAATTAGCACGTAGGGAAGGTGTAGATTTTATATTAGATCCAATGGGAGCAAATGTCGAACCACAGTTGTTTGAACATATTGATGGAATGCAAAGTATAACTCCTTTTAAGATAAAGAAAAAGAAGTAATATTATAAATCATATTAAAGCGGTGTTTCAATGATTCACTGCTTTTTTTATGCCTAAATTTATGAAATACTTACCATATCTTTTAGTAGTTGTACTGGCTTTCTGTTTAGGCTGGTGCAGCCGTTCGCCAACTAAAGCCCATATCGGGAAGACTGATACCGTTACTTCTGTCCATGTAGTTACGAAGGTCGATGTGGATACGATGTACATTCTTTCTCCTCAGCCTTATCTTGCATGGATTGATAGCTCAGACACCATTCATGCAAGCGACACCTGCTATCATCTGCGTGAATACAAAGAGTACAGTGATAGCAACTATTATGCAAAGGTTAGCGGTGTAGCACCATGCTTGGACGAAATTCGGGTTTATCCGCGTACCATTTACCAGACTGAATACATTTACCGTGACATAACGCAAAAGCCCAAACGCTGGGGGATTGGTTTGTCTGCTGGATATGGTATCGGACGAAATGGTTTGTCACCAGTATTAGCCGTGACGGTCAATTACAACTTGTGGCAGTTCTAA